CAGCTGATATGCTGCAATTATACGAACAAAAGTATCAACAAGAAGTACAAAAATTTGGAGGAGAACAAATAGGTAGAAGACGAAGAGATGATTACACAGACGGAACAGTAAGAATCCCAGTGCCTTCTCAAACACCTTAAGGAATTAAATTATGGCATCAACATTTACAGGACTAGGCACAGAATTAATGACCACTGGCGAAAACGCCGGAACTTGGGGAACAAAGACTAATACAAATTTAAGCATTGTAGAACAAATCTCAGGTGGTTATATTGAACAGGATATAGGTGGTTCAGCTGATACAACAACATTATCTGTTTCAGATGGATCAGCAGGTGCTGTTCTTGCTCATAGAATTATAAAATTTACTGGAACAATCACTGGAAACCAAATTGTAACAATCCCTTTAGATGTTCAACAATTATATGTTTTAGTTAATGGCACATCTGGTGCTTTTACAGTTCAATTTAAATACGTTTCTGGTTCAGGAAGTTCAGTTACTTTTGCAGCGACAGATAAAGGAAGTAAACTTGTCTACGCTACTGCAGATGATGCTACAAATCCAAATTTAGTTGATTCAGGTATTGCATCTACAGGAGATCAAGACTTAGATGGTAATGAATTAGTTTTAGATGCTGATGGTGATACAAGTATTACAGCAGATACAGATGACCAGATAGATATTAAAATTGCAGGCGCTGATGATTTTCAATTTACAGCAAATACTTTTACAGCGCAATCCGGTAGCACGATTGCTGCACAAGCATTAACAGCTACAACAGTTACAGCTAGTGGTATTTTAAAAACAGATGACACTACTGAAGCGACTTCTACAACGGATGGTTCATTACAAACTGATGGTGGATTATCTGTAGCAAAAGATGCAGTGTTTGGTGATGATGTTAAATTATTAAGTGACTCTGCTGTACTAAGTTTTGGTGCAGATTCAGATACAACTTTGACACATACTGATGGCACGGGTTTAACTTTAAATTCAACTAATAAACTTCTTTTTAGAGATACTGGTTTATATATTAATTCATCTACAGATGGTCAATTAGACATTGTTGCAGATACAGAAATACAAATAGCAGCTACAACAATAGATATTAATGGTGCTATTGCAATGGATGGTGCTATTACTGGTGCTACTGATATTACTTTATCCGGTGAATTAGATGCAGCTACATTAGATATTTCTGGTAATGCAGACATAGATGGCACATTAGAAACAGATGCATTATCAATAAATGGTACAGCAGTTACATCAACTGCAACAGAACTAAATTTATTAGACGGAGTATCAGGATTAGTACAAGCAGACTTAACAAAATTAGCTGCAGTAGATTCAACAGCAGCAGAACTAAACATAGTTGATGGTGGGACATCAGCTACTTCAACAACAGTTGCTGACGCTGACAGAGTAGTATTAAATGATAATGGAACAATGGTTCAAGTTGCTGTTACAGATTTAGCTGCATACTTTGATGATGAAATTACAGCAATGCCTAACCTTGTTACTACCGCTGCAACAACAGTAGGTGCATTAAACTCAGGATCCATTACTTCAGGATTTGGAACTATTGATACAGGATCTTCTACAATTACAACAACAGGATTAATTAGTGGTGGTTCACTAGATATAGATAACGTTTTAATTAATGGAACAACAATTGGTCATACAGATGACACAGATTTATTAACAGTAGCAGATGGCTTATTAACAGTTGCAGGAGAAATTTCTGTAACAACATTAGATATCGGTGGAACAAATGTAACAACTACTGCCGCAGAAATTAATTTAATAGATGGTGGTGCTTCAACAGGAACAACTGCTGTTGCAGACGCTGATGGAATTCTTACAAATGATGATGGTACAATGAGATTGACAACTGCCGCTACATTTAAAACATATTTTCAAAGTGGTGTTACCGCTTCAAGTATTGCAGCAGATGATATTTCAGCAGGTGATGCTGCAGTTACAATTGGTAATGGAAGCACATCAGCAGATGTTACAATAGATTCTGGTGATGATGTTGTAATTGATGCAGCTGGTGGAAATATAGAATTTAAAGATGCAGGAACTACACAATTAACATTAGACATGGATGGCACTGCAAACGCTCAAGTAATTCAATTACGTGTAGACACTGATGATTTAATATTTAAACAATTTGATGGAACAACTGTATTAACTTTAGATGATGATACAACAGTTAAAGTTGCAACAGATTTAACAGTTGGTGATGATTTAACTTTACTATCAGATTCAGCAGTTTTAGGTTTTGGTGCGGATACTGACACAACTTTAACTCACACAGATGGTACAGGATTAACTTTAAACTCTACAAATAAATTATGTTTTAATGATGCTAGTCAATTCGTTCAAGGATCAAGCGGAACAGTATTATCTTTAGGTGCAACAGATGAAATAGATTTAACAGCAACTGCAATAGATATTAATGGTACTTGCGATATAAGTGGAACTTTTTCACTTGCTGGCACTAATGTTACATCAACAGCCACAGAATTAAATAAATTAGATGGTGTGGGAACATTAAAAGAAGCTGGAAAAGAAACTATTTGGGTTCCTTCAAATGCCATGACACCAACAACAAGTAATGGTGCAGAAAGAGCAACAGTTGAAACAACATCAGGAAGACCAGATATGCAAGTTTTGGATTTTGATAAAGATAGTGACGAGTTTGCTCAATTTGCTGTAGCTTTTCCTAAGTCATGGAATTTAGGCACGGTTACTTTTCAATGTTTTTGGTCTGGTTTAGCAGCTACTACTGGTGTTGCTATATCATTAGAAGGTGTAGCAATGAATGATAATGAAACTATTGATGTTGCTTATGGAACAGCTGTAGTTGTAACAGATGACGCACAAGGAGCTGTTGAAGAATTATTAGTTACTGCTGAAAGTGGTGCAGTAACAATTGCAGGAACTGCAGCAGATAATGATCTTTGTTATTTTAGAGTAGGTAGAGATGTATCTGATGGTAATGATGATATGGCAGGCGACATGAGATTACATGGTATTAAAATATTTTTTACAACTGATGCAGCTAATGATGCTTAATTATGAGAGACTTAAATAAATTTTATTTAACAAACGCATATGGTAAAAGTTCAAAAAAACCGTACAACAGAGGTAAATCTTTTGGCTATCAAGTTTTAGGATTTGGTTCTGGAGTTTCAGCAGGTAGAGCTCCTTATGATATTTCTTTTTTAGTAGTAGGCGGTGGTGGTGCTGGTGCTGGGGTTAGAGATGGAGTAAATAGTAATGCTGTTGGTGCTGGCGGAGGTGCTGGTGGTTTTAGAACTGCAAGTGAAACAGAGGTTGCTATTGGAACAGTAATTACTTGTGTTGTAGGTGCTGGTGGTGCGGCTTCTGCTGGGCCAGGTAGCGGTTTAGGTGGTGGTGCTAGTGGATCAGCTAGTCAATATTCTGGTACGGATATAACAACAATTTCTTCTGCTGGAGGCGGAGGAGGTGGTTGTAATGGTACTGATGGTGCAAATGGTGGTTCTGGTGGAGGAGCTGGAGCAACAGATGCTAGTGGTGGTGGTGTAACTTTTGGTGATGGTAACACTCCAAGCACATCTCCTTCTCAAGGTAATAATGGCGGATTAGGTTTTGATGGTACAGTTGCTAGAACAACAACTGGCGGTGGTGGTGGTGCTGGAGCAGTTGGTGGAAATTCAACACAAAGTAATACACCAAATGCTGGTGGAGCTGGTGGAGCTGGTTCTGCAAATTCAATTACAGGAAGTTCAGTAACTTATGCTGGAGGTGGCGGTGGTTGTTCAGATAACGCTGGTAGTGACACTGGAAATGTTGGAGGTTCTGGTGGTGGCGGTGCTGGTGCTATTGCTTCAACACAAGCAGTAAATGGCACAGCAAATTTAGGCGCTGGTGGCGGCGGATCTAAAGGAGCATTAGGAACTGGTGTTGGTGGCGGTGGTGGTGCTGGTGTCGTTATATTAAGTGTTCCTACTGCTAGTTATTCTGACACATCAAGTGGCTCTCCAACAGTTACAACAAGTGGAGCAAATACAATTTTAACATTTACAGGAAACGGAACTTACACCGTTTAAAAAATTATGGCACATTTTGCAAAATTAAATTCAGATAATATAGTAACGGAAATTAATGTTGTTGCTAATGCTGTATTGGAAGATGCTGATGGAGTAGAACAAGAGGCTTTAGGAATTACTTTTTTAACAAATTTTTCTGGTCACAATCTTTGGAAACAAACATCTTATAATACACGTGATGGAGTTCATGCTTTAGGTGGTACACCATTTAGAAAAAATTACGCTGCAATAGGTGATACTTATGATGAAAGCAGAGATGCTTTTTATGGACCAACACCTTATGCAAGTTGGGTTTTAAATGATGACACTTGTCTTTGGGAAGCACCAGTTGCTAAACCTGATGATGGAAAAGAATATACATGGAATGAAGATACTACTAGTTGGGATGCCGTATAATTATGCTACAAAAAGTTAAATTTGCACCTGGATTTAATAAACAAGTCACATCGACTGGTGGCGAGAGTCAATGGGTTAATGGTGATAATGTTAGATTTAGATATGGCTCACCTGAAAAAATAGGTGGTTGGGCTCAATTAGGATCAGTTGATATTACTGGTCGAAACACTGCTATTCACCATTTTATAAATACATCAGGTATTAAATACGCTGTGCTTGGTACAAACAGAATTCTATACGCTTATTCTGGGGGTATCTTTTATGATATACATCCAATTAAAGCGACAACAACTTTAACATCAGCTTTTTCTACAACTAATGGGTCTACAGCTGTTACTATAACTTTTGCATCAGCGCACAATATAAACAAAGGTGATATTATATTATTAGATAATTTTTCATCTATTACTAATTCTAATTTTGCATCTGGTGATTTTGATGACAATAAATTTCAAGTTACAACCATACCTACATCTACTACATTAACAGTTACTATGGATTCTGCTGAATCCGGATCAGGTGCAACTACTTCTGGTGGTGTTCGTGTTAAACATTATTATCCAGTCGGAGTAGCCTTAGAGGTTGCATCAACTGGTTGGGGACTTGGTTCATGGGGTGGTATAGAAGCTGGAGTATTTACATCAACTCTTTCATCATCAATTAATACATCGGTTACAACTCTAACAATGGCAAGTGCCTCATCTTTTCCATCATCAGGAACAGTTATTATATCCAACGAATTAATTACTTATACAGGTGTAAGTGGTAATACTTTAACAGGATTAACTAGAGGAGCAAATGGTACGACAGCTGCTTCTCATTCATCGGGAGCTACAGTAAAAGATGCTTCAGGATATGCTGGTTGGAATACGGCTGTATCAGGTGACGTTGTAACAGCACCTGGTTTATGGTCGTTAGATAATTTTGGCAACAAACTTATTGCAACTATAACAGGCGGTGAAAGTTTTGAATGGGATTCAAATCCTACTGGTGCTAATAATACTAGAGCAACAATTATATCAGGCGCACCTACTGCATCAGAATTTAGTTTGGTATCAACACCAGATAGACACTTAATATTTTTTGGAACAGAAACAACGATTGGAACATCATCTACACAAGATCCAATGTTTATAAGATTCTCGTCGCAAGAAGATATTAACACATACACACCATCCGCTACTAACACTGCAGGTACACAAAGACTTGCAGATGGATCTAAAATTGTAGGAGCGATACGTGGTCGTGATGCAATTTATGTTTGGACTGATACTGCATTATTTATTATGAGATTTGTTGGTCCACCGTTTACATTTTCTTTTCAACAAGTTGGTACAAACTGTGGATTGATTGGTAAGAACGCAGCCGTTGAAGTTGATGGTGCAGCTTATTGGATGTCAGAAAATGGTTTCTTTAGATATACAGGTAAACTAGAATCATTACCGTGTTTGGTTGAAGATCACGTTTATGATGATATCAACACAACTCCAAAACAACATATTAACGTTGGACTTAATAATTTGTTTGGTGAAGTTATGTGGTTCTACCCTAACTCAGGTTCTGGTACGGTTAATAGAATGGTATGTTATAATTATCTAGACTCAACACCACAAAG